TCACTCCCAGTTCCGATAGATCAATTCTTGCCGGCCTTTGCCCTTGCCACCGCCGCCGATAGTGTAGTCGATCTTAGCGGTGTCATGCGGAAAGCTGCTGAAGATCCTTCGCATGACTAGATGATCGTTGATGGTTAGGATGGCGGACCCTTTCATGGTTGCCATGGCCTCGGCAATCTTCTCGTATTCCTCCAGGGGGAATGGCACGCCGTAACCTTCGGTTTCGTAATATGGTGGATCGAGGAAGTGGAGGGTATACTCACGGTCCCATTTAGCCAGACAATCATCCCAGTCGAGGTGTTCGATCCACGCCCTGGACAATCTTAAATGCGCCTGGCTCAGATCCTCCTCGAGACGGAGAATGTTGAAGCGCGGCGGTGAGCTGGGCGAGGTGCCAAAGGTCTGGCTTGAGACCTTGCTGCCGAAGGATAGCTTCTGCAGGTAGAGGAACCTGGCGGCCCGCTGGATATCGGTCAGGACATGCGGCGGTGTTGCTTTATTCAGTTCAAAGAGCTGACGGCTACTTACCATGAATCTGAACTGCTTGGCGAATTCATCCAGATGGTTTTTGATCACCCGGTAGAGATTTATTATTTCGCCGTTGACATCATTGAGTACTTCGACTGCGGCCGGCTGGCGGAGAAAAAACATGCTGGCGCCGCCGGCGAATTCTTCCACGTAACATTCATGGGGTCTGCTATTTATAATTGGCAATATAACCTTTGCTAGTCTGCGTTTACCACCTGGCCATGCTACTACGGGATAATGTTTCATTGTGTGGGCTCCTTGCCTTATCAATCTTGTTTGATAAACTACCCTTTACCGCGTACGTGGTGGGGCAGCCTTGGCTTGGCTCACAGTCTGGTTGTGGGTCGGCGGCCGGTTGGTGTTCCTAGCACCTGCCGGTCGCTGCCTCTTTCTGTTTTACAATCCCCTATAAAGTGTTCTCTAAATAGCGGTTGAGCTTGCGGCCGGTGATGACGTACCGGACCGGGTAACTCTGGCCGTCCGTCCAGGTGGTGTGCAGGGTAATCACGCCAGTGGTGGCCGGGGCGGATACGGTCAGGCCGTTGACGCCGATCACCGAGCCGGCGGAAAACTTGGCGGTGCCGATAATGTCAGTTGTCAGAATATCGTAGGTGCTGTCGGAATAATTGACGATATAGGTACCGAGGGCGATATGCGCGACGTTATCGTTCACCCGAGCCGCGATGGTTATCAGCCAGGTGCCCTGCGTCGGCAGGGTGAAGGTGCTGGCAACTGCGTTGGACGCGGCGGACGCTGCCTGCACCATCGTCTGCAGATACGAATTATCTGCCGGCGAGATCGGCAGCAGCGAGGTTGTGTCGCCACTCGTTATAAAGTGGTTATACCCTTGGCCCTGATGTTCGCCGATCAGCCTGGTCAACCACTTATTAACTGTTGATCCGGCTACCCAGCCATAGATACTACTGTAGCCGCCATTACCCGCTATATTGATCGTTGTGCCGGTAGTGACCGAACTGGGATAATAAATATTGACGAGGTTGGGAATGCGGCCGGCCGGGTTGACGCGGTTGTTAATCAGCGTCAGCGAGCGTTCGGCAGTGGTGTCTGACCGCTCGTTCAGCCGGATTAGCCCAACCAGTGAGGTAATGCCAGCATCGAATTGCAAATAACTGTTTTTGTGAATCACTTTTGCACCGGGCGTATCGAACATCATTATGGCCTGCAAATTCTGGTCGGAAACCCCAGCCGCTGATTCGTAGAAACTGTGATCAAAATCAAACGGACCGTTCCCGCCAATGCTTATCAATGCCTGGTACACCGGATTAGCCTGTTTACTGGCAAACATATAGTAATCATCGAATGTCACATTATGGCCACTGAGCCGCAATGGGTAGTCAGTGGGCAAGTGGCCGGCAACGGTATCAGCCACGCCGTTAAAGCGGGTGCCAATCCACTTGATATCATCCTGGTTTGTGCCGGCACGAATCCAGCGGGCGCAGCCGTCAAAGCGGACATTGAGCCCAGTACTGCCCGTCAGCATGCCGCCGCCTGCTGGCGTTGTGGTATTGTTCGGCGCATTGACCGGCCAGGCCGGATCATTGAAGGTCTTAAACCAGATATCCTCAAAATGAGATTTTGAGCTACCTGACGGTGTGCCGGTGCCGGCTGTGTAGTTGAAGGCGGAAGATCCCCAGCCGTGGACAGCGGTTGTCGCATTGCCGTCAAACGCACAGCCTTTGATAAACTTACCATCGGCTCCGGAGTTGAAGTCGAGCATCATTTCGCCCGTGAATGGAGTCATCAGCTTAAAAATAGTCGAGTTACTGCCAGCGCAGAGGATCGGCAGAGTAAAGGGCACTTTCTTGTCCCAAAGGTACGTCCCGGATGAAGCGGTGAAGGTACCGCTGCCGGATGCCATTGCTTCGATAAAGGCGTCCCCGTCCGCCAGGGCATCGTCCGGCAAACCGCCAAACCACTCGGGACGGGGGTTCTTAATGCCGGTGACCGACCCGCTGCCGACTTTTTCCAGTGCCTTGAACAGTCCCGCCTCGAAAGAGCCCTGAATGACCAGGTTTCCGCTATAGCGGATCTTGCCGCCGGGGATCACCTTGATGCTCCGGTCGGCCGGGATGGTGAGATTGCCGCAGTTCATGGTTTTACTGATGACCATGAGCTTGCCGGCGGTGGTCGGGCTGCGCTTGGCCGTGGACAAGTTGGTGAACGTGGATATGTCTATGCCCCAGGGGCCGCTGGCCGCGCCGGGCGCGGCAATTGCGGGGAGCGTGGCGGTAAACAGCAGCAACAAGGTGAAAATTCCTTTCAGCATAATTCAAGCCTCCTTAAATGGTTTCCCAGGTTAATTCGTCGGTCAGATAGACAATGAGCCGATCGTGTGGCGCGGGTAGCTCGGCGGTCAGCTGGCCGTCGATGGTCTTGCCGTCGGCGGCGCTAACCGTGACCAGATTCTCGGCGACATTGCGCACTATTCGCCGGGTGCCCACCGCCAGGCCGGCCGTCGGCGGGAGTTGGATGGCGGCCGGAGCGCCGGGGGAATTGACCCGGACAATGCCGTCGGCAGCGGTCATACTGTAATCGCCCTGGACAGTCTTAATGCCGCCGCCGGCCAAGCTGATCAGGTCGGACTGGACCGAGTTGAGCCAGGCGGCGGTGACTGTTGTTCCTGGTTCGCCGGTCACCTCGTTGCCGTCGTGGAACAGCCCGTCCGCAGTATTAATTGGAATCATTGAGCACCTCGCTAGATATATTTGACAAATGTATGGGCCGGCTTCAGTTCTTCAAAAAGTGCCCGGAGCCGGCCGCTGTTAATCGGGTACATGAGGGGGTCGCCGGCAGCGGAGAGCCCGGCGTGGAAGTAGCGGTTAAAGCCGCTGACTGTGGTAACTTCCCAGACGAACCAGGCGTTTTCGTCGCGCAGCGTGTCGCCGGCGCGAAGTATTCCGGCCATGCTCGGCTGCAGCTCGGTGATAGTGATATCGTAGCCAAGCGCGGCGGCTAGTTGGATAAAGTAATCGCGATCCAGGCGGCCCAGGCTCCGCAAACGCATCAGCACTTCAGATACGCGGCTGGAACGTGGCGCGAACGGATCGGGGACAATATCCAGCAGCGCTTCCCAGCGCAGGAACAGCTCGGAGGCAGTGTCGGCGAATGCCTCCTCCACCAGGCGGGCAGCCGAGGATTGGGCGCAGTCGAATTGCAGCCCCTCCAGCATAAGATCGGTGGCAAAATCCCCGCCAAGGGCAACGGGAATCAGCAAGTTGAGGATATCGCTATGCAACATTGATCACTCCAGGGCGAACGATCTGGCTGGTCAGGGGGGCGATGGTGCCGCCGGGTGCCGTGATGATGGCTGAGTCGGCGCCGTTCTGCACAGCCAGGGTAGTTAACTGCGCCATATACAACGGCTGGCCGGGGATAAGCCCGTTCAGGTAGACGGTAATGTCGCTGGCAATCTGCGGCAGGTTTGCCGGGCCGCTGACCAGCATGGTGATGTCGACCGGCAGCAGTGTCGGGGCCAGAACACGCACGGACCGGGCCGTGACCGGCCGCACCGAGTCGATGTAATCTTTTACCTCGGCCAGCAGCTCTACGGAAGGGACCTCGCTTCCGGTCAGGGCACTGTCGGCGACCACGACCACATCGACGGTGCCGAGCCCCAGGGCCAACGGGAAACAGTAGGCGGCGCTAACGCCAGTAATGGACGTTGCCCACTTGACGTAGTCGGATTTGTTGCCGCCAGCTGGCGGCCGCCGGATATAATCCAATAGCCGGGCAAGCAGCGCGGCGTCGTTTTCTTCCGGTTTCCGGGGGAGACCGCGTATCGAGGCGTGATGTTCCAGGGACTCACTATCGGCGGTATCGGGGAATATCTGCCGGGACAAGTACGTCTGGTATTCGTAGAGCCCCCAGAGGGCGCTGGCCAGGGCGGAACACTTGATGAAGATCAGCGAGCCCTGGGAAGTGTCTGCCTGGGGAAACTGGTTTTTATAGTCGGTTAACAGGGCATTCAACAGCTCGTCAAAGGTTCTTTGAAAGGACATTACACCACCTCTTTGAATGTTTCGAAGCTGACCTTGCGACCATCGGCCTGAGTAGCCTCCACCAGGATTTTCAGCCGGTGGAGATCACTGCTGCGGTCCCGTTCGGTGGTGACCTCGATCGCTATTGCCCGGCCACTGTCGACAAGCCACTGCAGGGCGCGCTTGCAGTCTTCGCGGATCAGTCGGGCGGTGCTCTCGGTGTTTTTCAGGCGGCCGCGATCGCGCAGGCCGAAGTTCGGATTCAACCACCAGGAGCCCTGCTTGATGGCCAGGCTAAGAAAGATATTGTTAAAGATATCGCCGGCCTTGATAAAGGTCTGCTCGGGCTGATTACTGGCGATGACGATGGCAAAATCCATTACATCTGCTCCGTTGGCGCCGGGCCGCTGCTGTGATGATGGCCGTTGTATGTGGCGCGCATGCCGGCCATGGTCTTTGCTCCTGCGGCATCGGCAATATTGCCGGCAGCGGTAATGTTCTCGCCGGCAGTGATGCTGCCGGTCACTGCCAGGAGCGGTGTGGCAAGGGTGACTTTCGTGGTTGCCACGACGGTCACCTCCGGAGAGATGACCGTCGTGCTGACGGTGGCGGTGATTTCGGCGACCTTGGTGGTGGCGATGATCTTCTCGCCGCCTGTAATCTCGATGACGCGATCGCGTTTCAGGTGAATCTTGTCTCCCTCGTCGGTATAGAGGGCGACCTCGCCATTCTCCAGGCTGATCCGGTAGCGGCGGTCATCAGAGGCGATGGCGATGAAGTGATTGCCCTGGCGAATAAAGATGACTTCGGCGCCGGCCAGCGGGCGACTGGTGAAGCCGTAATCCTGGATAAACTCGCGGTTGTCGATCTCCTCGCCGGGACGGCCAAAGGCGGAGACGCGCTGAATGACTCCCTGGATAACGCTCTTGACAATGCCCCTGATCATACGGCCACCAGCCCCGGCGGGCCGAGCTTCAGCTCGGTGATGCTCCCCTGCTGTTTGCTCCGCTTGAGCTTGCGGTTGTACACCAGGTAGATGCCGTTCTTGCCCAGCATCTCGTCGCGCACCTGGGCCAGCTCGTTGACCTTGAAGTTTATGCCGTTCTGGCTGTGGCCGGGGGCTATATAGGTCAGCTGGTAGCCATCATGGCGCTGCTTTTCCAGGAGCATCCGGGCATAGAGTTTGGGGCTTTGCGAGTCGTTGTTCAGCTTGGTGACGAACGGCTTGTGAAACGGGAAGCTGTCGTCAGTCACGGTTGCCTTGACGTTGATCTTGGCGGCATTCATGCCGAAATCATCCTCGCCTTGCACCTGGCTAATGACGGTGATCCGCGAGTAGCGGCGGGAGATGTCGTCGACCTCGTCGCCGGATTCGACATTATTTCCCTGGCCGGAGATGGTGTTGATGAGCTGGAACATTGGCTGTCCCTTGGCCTTGGGCCGGCCGAAGAGCAGGGTGCCATCGGGGAGGCTGAAGAACATCAGGCCACGGCTGGCGGCATAGATGGAGAGGACTTCGAAGACGGTCATGCCCGGCTCGATCTGGGAGAGCTTCTGCGGGGTATCCATGAAGCCGGTCAGGGGATTGTCGACGCTCTTCTTCTTTCCCTTCAGTTTGCCGACGACGTTTTCCTGATAAATGATCTGCTTGCGGTTGATGAACGGCATTGCCTTCAGGAGCAGCTCGGCCAGTTGCTTGACGGTCTTGCCCTGGACGGTGATAAAATTCTCGGCGTAGGAGTCGACAATCAGGCCGTTCAGGTCGCGCCCCTCGATGACCAGGGTTTGTCCCTGCTTGCTCCAGCCTTTGCGGGGTGCGTCGATAATGCCGGACAGCTCCAACTGGTCATTGACGTACAGCTGACAGAGCATGCCGGCGGTGATGGCGGTGCCGGGGTTGGCCAGCTCCAGAGTGAACTTGTCGGCGGCCTGGTACAGGTCGGCCTCCACCTCGTAGCTGAGGAAGTTCTCGACCCGTTTGCCGGCTATCTGCAGGTAGACTTTATCTTCCATTAAACCTGCCCTCCGGGGCGCCCATAGATCTGCACCTCGCCGCTAGTGAAATTGGGGTTTTTAATGGCATTGATGGAACTGATCCGCTCGGCATAGTTATAGTCGAGCCCGTAGCGGTGGCAGACGATATGCAGCGGCATGGGGTTATCGAGGGCAACGGTGATGATCTTGTCCCGCTCGAGCTTAATGGTGTTGATGTGCTCGAGGAGACTACGAGCCATATCCTTGATACTGGGCACGTCGCGGGCGGCATCCACTCCCTGCTGCAAATACGTCCGGACCAGAGCCAGGCTTTGCTCCAGTTCGGTGACGTTCATCACCATGACGGTGGGGGCAGTGCCCTGGTAGCGGCCAAGGATATCGAAGCTCTTGCCGGCTTCGATACGGCGCAGATCCTGACGGGCGGTTTCATCAGCCCGATAAAAGGTTGCCGTCTCCAGGGCCAGCCGGCGGGCAGCGGCAACTTTCAACTGCCGGCCGAGGATGGCGCGGACACTGCCGGAGGCTCGGGAGTGAGCCGGGGAAAAAGAAAGAAATGCCTGCTCGAGCTTACGCAGTTCAAAGTCAAGATTGCTGATAATTCTGGCCGGAGCCGCGAGCGTCCCGGTGACGAGCAAGGCGGTTCGTTCGACGGCGCGAGTGATGCTGCCGATGACCCGGCCGGGCAGGCTGGTGCCGTAGGCGACACTGGCCACCAGGGAGTTAACCGGATTGGTCAGCTCGACCACGGTAGCATTAAAAGCGGCTACGCTGGTGTCGATCTCCTTGATCACCTCACGGCTATAGCGGGCGGCAACATTCAGCTGCTCATAGAGGCTTTTGCCTTCATCGAGCGCCACGTCCAGGAATCCCTTGTCCTCGGCCAGCACCAGCCCCAGCTCGGCGGCCAGGCTTGCCTGCTGTTCTTCTTCGCCAAACAGGAACGCTTCTTCGGCGACAGCCTCAACGTCTTCGTAGTTAATATCGGCGATGGTGCCGCGCAGGTTCTCGATAAAGGAGAGGTCGATCTCGGCGGTCATTTCCCGGTCGTCATGGCGGACGGAGACCCGCTCGACCATCCCGGCCATGACGCCGTACTGGGGATGGATCAGCTCGGACAGGGCGGTGCTCTTCAGGTGGTTGAGGAAGTCGATGTGGTCGGCGTAGGTCTGGTGGTCGCCGTGGTCCCAGAAGTAGCAACGGATACTGACAGTCCGCGCCTTTTGCCCCATGTCTTCCAGGAGGGCGCCGTCCTGTTTCGGGAATTCGTGACGGGCGATCGCCTTTTCGAAGGTGTCGTCGAGGGTCTCGATCTCCAGGGGGTAGCCGTCCAGCTTTGCCGGGTAGAGGTCTTCCATTTACATCCCCTCGGTGGTAGTCAGGGCCTCGAAAAAGCTGCCCCGCTTGCTGCCGACATTGGCTCTGGTGTTCATATCGTTACTTCGAGCGAACATGCGGCCGTTGCCGTCGATCTGCAGGTCGATCTTGATTTCGTTTTTAGTCCCTGCAGATCTCTTGCCGCCGATGCCCATGACTTCGTATTCCGTGGAGTTATGGCCGAAGGTCTGGCCGGCCCAGCCGTTGCGCCGCTGGGCGTCGCTGATCACCTTGGCGACGATTGGCGCGGTGGCCAGGGCGGTCGGCAGGGCAAAAACGGACAGGCCGGCAACGGTGGCCGCGCCGCCGGGACCGGGAACAATGCCGGGCAGGCTGCCGCCGGCGGGCCAGTTGGTGACAAAGACCGGGGTGACGCCGGCGGCCGCTTCCAGGGCCTTGCCTTCGGCGACGCCGACGGCGGTGCTCCCCCCCTTGGCCAGCAGCCGGGAGGCCATGGCGCCGATGGCCTTGCCGCCGTAGCGGGCGGTGAGCAGTGTGCCGATCGCAATTGCTGCCCCGCCGCCGAGCATTTCCTTGCCGGAGAGGTCGAGGCCGCCATTCTTCTTGCTGTCCATGGTCCACTGGACCAGGTCGGCAAGCGTCTTGTTGATCGGCTGGGCAAAGCCGTCGGCGGCTTCGCGCAGGCTGGCCTTCAGGCGGCCGGACTGGTCGACGGCATTGGCGACGGCGTCGGGCAGATCCCGCTGCAGGGTGCCGGAAGCGGAACCGATCTTTTGGGTGAAGTCGCGGACCTTGTTCAGCGAGTCGCCGGAGAGGAGCGTCCTGATCCCCTTGATCGTGTCGAGATCGGCTTTGCCGAATGCCGCCTGGATGAAGGTGGCCCGCTGCTTGTCATTCTTGAGGGTGTCCCACTTCTTCTTCATGTCCGCGAGGACGGCGACCGGGTCGCGGCGGCTGCCGTCGCTGGCGAAGAACTGGACGCCGGTCCCTTTCTGGGCGGCGGCCATGTAGCGCAGGTTGGTGAAGACGCGCATGGTGGAGTCGGCCAGGGTGGCGAGCCGCTCCGGCTCGCGCTCGACCATGGACAGCGCTTCGATGAAGCCGAGGGTGCTGTCGAAGCCGAAGTTGGCGGATTTGGCGTTGACGCCGACGCGGGCGAAGATGCCGGAGAGATTGTTCAGCTCGGCATTGCCCAGCCGGCCGGCGACGGTCATTTTGTCCAGCAGCTCCAGCGCCTTGCCCGGTTGCTCCAGGTCGATCTCGAAGGCGGTGGCGCCGACGGTGAGTCCGCCGGCGAGGACGCTCCCCTGGGCGCCGGTGACCGCCGAGGCGATGTTGATCCCCTTGGTGGACTCCAGGGCGGCCTTCCAGCTCTGTCCCGACTGGATCAGGTTGTCGAAGCCGTCCTTCAGCCCTTCCACCTGCTGGCCGGTATCTTTGGCCATGAGGAAAAATTCGCGGCGGAGCCCCTTGACCATCGCGGCCCCTTCGCCGGCGGTCTGGCGGACCTGGGTGAGCCCCTTGTCCAGGTGCGCCGACTGGGAAAGCTGCTGGATGACGCCGATGGAAACGCCGATCCCGGCCAGCTTGCCCTGGAGCGAACCCATGGCCCCCTTGAGGGTGTCGAATTCGCGGCGGGCGCCCTGGGTAAAACGCGAGACGGCATTCTTCGATTCGCCCATCTCGCGCTTTAACCCGCTGGCATTGGCCAGTATTTGCAGGAACAGCTTCATGTCCATTTTTAACGTCCGTGTTAGAGGCCGGGATCGGGGATCAGGGATCGGTAAAGGCTTTCGGTTTTCCTGGTCCCCGGTCCCTGGTCCCGGCTTTTATGGTTTTTTCTTTCCGCGGACCTTGTACTTCTTCGGTTTATCCGGATTGAGGATCTCGTTGTAGGCGATCAGGTAGGCGTCGCCTTCATCGATGGCCAGGGCTTCAATCTCGGCCTTGTTTAGCCCCAGCTTCAGGAGCGCCAGTTCCTTTTTCCGCTGCGGCTTGTGCCGCGCTTCGAAAGTTGGCCCGCTGGGTCTCCAGGGCATTAATCTTATTTATCAGCATAGCGGTATCAAGACCGGAGAGGTCAAGGACCATCTCCGGAGTGACCTTGGCAATACCTTTGACTTTGAGACGCTTGGCATATTTACAGGCGTCGTAATAAACTTCATCTTCCAAGAGGCTGTTATCAATGTCCGGATCGTGAGCGACCTCCAGGGTGGTGCGGAAGGTCTGTTCCACCAGGGTGAATTCAGTGCAGATCTTGCCGTCTTTGGAGATGATCCCTTCCGGGAAGGTGCCGGTCACTTGCATGGCTTACTCCTGGACCCGGCCGGCGGCGATAAACTTGATGTCCTTGGTGGCTTCCTTGTCTCCGTCATACTTGACGGTGCCGATCTCGAGGACCGAGACGCCGGTAAAGGTGGTGCGGCTGCCGTTCTCGTAATCGACAACAAAGGTGCCGTCCTGGACAGAGTCAAAATCAAACTCCGGCTTGTTCTTGGGGACCACGTAGCCGACGGTGAAGCCGAAGGCCGGGGTAACACCCATGATGCCGGTTTTCTTCATCAGTTTGACGGCCTTGCGCAGGACGCGGGCGTCCTCCTCGAAGGTACTGAAGTCATCGAGGGCCTGGCCGTTGCATTCCAGTGAGACGGTTGAGACGTATTCATCCATGGTTAAACTCCTTTTAAAGGCGGTGATTGGTGAGCGGTGAACGGTGAGCGGTAAAGGCTTTTGACCTTCCCGTTCACCGTTCACTGTTCACCGTTTACAGTAAAAGATCGATGCGCCCGGCGAAGACGTGCAGGCCGTTGACCACATCGGCCGGTATCTTGGCGTTCAGTCGATTCGGGTCCTGGAGATCACGCTCGACAAGCAGTCCGGGAAGATTGGCGGTCACTTCCTCGACGATCTCCAGGTCCTCGAGCTTTTTCAGGACGTCGATCAGCTCGCTGCGAACCTTTGCGGCGGTCTTACTGGAAAGTTTCTCCCTGGGGAAGCGGAGCGCGATCCGCTCGCGGATTGCCTTGCGGACGTAATCCAGGGTGCGGATGGTGGTGATGTCCAGGAGCGAGATATCGGCGACGTTGTTGGCGTCCTTCAGGTAGGTGGAGATGGCGCGAACGATCTGGACCTTTTCGCCGGGGCCGACTTCCAGGGGAGCGGCGCCGTTATTGAGGCAGCTTTCCTGCTCGGTGCGGGTGAGGCGCTGGGCGACCGGCGGCGCGGCGATCCCCTTCAGCTCGAGGGTATTGAGCGGCCGGGCCGGATCTTCCTCGCCGGCAAGGACGGCGGCAAAGGCGGCGGCGGTTTCAAATGGAATGCTCCTGGTGCCGCGCAGGTAGACGCCGACGACGCGGCCGGAGTTGATGGCCGTGGCGAGGGTGGTGGCGGTGGCCAGGGCGGTGTCGGTTGCGTAGACGCCGACGCCGGGGCGCTGTTCCATGGGGCCGGAATAGGTGTCCAGGTGCGTGGCAAGGGTGGCAATGTCCGCCTGGACGTTGAAGGCGGTGGCGATGACATGGTACTGCTCGCCGGCTACCGTTGCCAGGGCGGTGGCAATGGCCGGGTCGACGGTGCCGCCGGTGAGGGTCGCCGCGCCCAGGGCGCAGGTGGTTGTCTTTGCGGTCAGCTCATAGCTGATGTCGATCTGGTTGGCGATGGTTCCCTTGTTGCGGGCAGTGAGGGTGACAACCGCGCCGGCGACGCCGGCGGTGACCGGCAGATCGGCATACTTGGCGATCTCGGCGTTAAGGTTGGCGGCGACGGTGGCGGCGGCATCGGCATTGGCAATGGCGATCTCCACCAGGCGGTTGCCGATCCAGAGTTTGAGGGAGCCGGCGGAGCTGGCCACGTTGGCGATGGTGACCGTGGCGGTGGCGGCAGCGCCGGCGCCGTCATCCAGGGCAACCACGGACAGATCCAGGTAGGGATTGGCGGTGATGGCGGCCCGCACCATCAGGTGGGCGATGGAGCCGGAGCCGAAGTAGAGGGCGGCGTCGGCGTCGCTGAATACCTGGGTCGGGACCAGGGCGGCTACCGTGCCGGCGGCCAGGCGCTGGCCGATGATCAGCATCCGCTGCAGATTGGCCGGCAGGGTGCGGACGGACAGCTTGGTATTGAATTCGACATACTTGCCCGGCTTACGGATGCTGCTGGGGATCTGGTCAAAGCTGATGTTCTTGGATGCCATTACTGGTCACCTCCTGTTTTTTGTTTGCCGAGCGTGGCGGTGATCAGGGACCCGTCATCCAGAAGCCGGCGGTAATAGGTCGTGTCCGGAACGTCGACCGGGTCGGAGTCGGTGATGTAAGCCCTGGGGTTTGTTTCCATGGGGCACTGGGTGCCGGGGGTTGATTTTACGAGCATGTGAAGCCTCCTTTATGAATCCGTGAACGGTTAAAGAGCAACAACATCGGCGGCATCGGCTACTGCGTCGGCCGGGTCCTGGAGGTAGTAGGTCAAGCCGACGGTGAGCAGGTCGGTGACCGCTTCATCGTCCTGTTTGTCTATGTAAAATGCGGTGGTGAATTCGAGCAGGTACTCGATCACCCCGGCCGTGTATTTTTCTTCGTTGGTGACATCTTTAAAACTCTTCGGCTGCAGGGACTTGATTTCCAGGCCGAGCTTCTGGCCGACCAGCAGGAGAATGATTCCCTTGACCAGCGGGTTGATCCCCTTGCGGCGGGCTTCCTCTGACTGCATGTTCTTGAACTTGACCAGAACGGAGACGGTGCAGTCCTGGCGCCAGCTGACTTTCGATACCTGGCTGAACGTCCCCTCGAGGACGGCGACGGCGACGGCGTTGGCGGTGAGCAGTTGCCGGGCGTCCTTTTGCGCGGCGCTGCTGGTGATGGCGGCGACCTTGTTGGTGATCTCGGCGAGTACTGCTGTTTCGATGGCGGTCAGCATGTGAACCCCGGTGAACGGTGAACGGTGAACGGTGAAAAAGTCATAGTCAAAGGCCCTTCATCGAGGTGCGGCTGAAGAGCCGATCGGCGCTGGTGATTTCCGGGCTTTGCTGCGGTTGCACCGGGGTGGTGGCGGCTACCTCGCCGAGCTTGACGGCGCCCTTGGAGATATCGGCCAGGAGCTTGATGGCATTGCTGCGGTTCTTGTCCCGCACGTCGGGCATGGTCTCGACCCGGCGGGCATAGAGGTTGTAGATGGCCAGGTCCATGGCCAGCGGCTTGATGATCGCCGGGGCGACGACAAAGGGGACCACGTAGCGGCCGCTGCAGTAGCCATCAATGAGGGCGTCGGCATTGGCGATGGCGTCGTTGACCTTGGCTTCGTCGATGACGCCCTGGTTGTCGTCGTCGGTGAGCTGGACGATGACTTCCTCGGGGATCTGTTGCTTGATGTCGTCGATGGTGCAGTACATTTAGAACCTCGTGAACGGTGAACGGTGAACAGTGAACGGTAAAAAAGGGGCGGGGTTGCCGCCCCTTTTTTGTGGTGCTTACTCCGGAGCTGCCAGTTCCTGGCGGCGTTTGGCGGCGGCGTCTATGACTCCCTTGCGGGTATCATTGGCGACGATTGTTTCCAGTGCCTCCAGGGTTGCGGCAGCCAGGATCAGCTCGACGGTTTTGGCGACATTGAGCACTTCGTCCTTGGTACTGCCGGCAACAAGCTCAACGACCAGCATCGGCTCTTTCTTCAATACTTCCAACTCAGCAGGGGTGAATTTGTTGTCCGGGTATTCGGTGGCGGCGGCGGGGTGACTGATGCCGCCCCGGCGGAAGCCGTCTTTTTTAGCGGTGATACGGATCATGACAGATCCTCCTTAATAAAAGATGGGGGCGGGGACTGGCCCCGCCGTTAATCAATTTACGCCACTGACCCGTCGCTGCCGTAGACCAGTTGCCAGAAGCCGTAGCCGCCGGCACAGCGTGCCTCGGCGCCGAACTTGAACTTTTTCCGGCTGAAGACATCGTCGGCCTGGGGGTCGATCTGCTGGACAAAGACCGGCTTCTTGCGCTCCTGGTAGATGAACGGCTTGACCGGCTTGGTGGTGTCGAGGAGGAAGTAGGCGTCGTCGCTGGTCAGACGGGCTTCGCAGACCACGGTCATGGTCCCCTTGTAGGGGTTGGGCTTGCCGTCTTCCAGCTTGTCATTCATCATCAGGACATTGGCGATGTCCTCTAGGGCGGGCGGCACCAGCAGGATGTTGGGGGTGATGTTGAGCGGCCGGCCGTCATCGTCCTTGAATTTCTTCATGGCGGTGCGGGCTGCGCCGAGGGAAGCGATCGCCGCGGCCTGGGTGGCGGCGGACAGCTTCTTGGTCCCCTTGTTGCTGACGCTGGCGCCGGCGACGGAATGATCGGTGTCGCACATGTACTGGCCGTCGTAACAGAGGTTAGTGAAGACTCCGTTAACCAGGTCGGCGACGATCTCGTCGGGGAGCTGCTTGGCGGAGAAGCCGGCGCCTTGAGCCTGGGGTGCGTAGATGCCCAGCTCGTCGTCGTCGATATCGTTGCGGTCGACTTCCACCGTCGCCTCGAAGTCGTCGTTGGTAATGGTGTAGTTGAACGCGGCCAGTGCTTTGATGGTCTTTTCATCGACCCACTTGCGCATGCGGGGGAAGTTTGCCAGCCATTTATAGTCGTTGGTCTTCGAGGTTGACGGGACCAGCATGGCCACTTTCTGCCAGAACGTGGGGGCGGCCTCGAATGCCTTATTAAAGATAGTCTTCAGGTTAATAAAGACGTTTGCCAGATTGGCGCTGTTAACGATCATGCCGCCGATGCCGAAGAATGCCAGGTGGTGGCCGCTGCTGCCGCCAGCCAGGGCGTAGGCTGCGCCGGCCGGATAGAGCAGCACTGACAGGACAAACAGCCCGATCAATACGAAGAAAGTGGAAAAGTGTTTATGCATGGTTAAAGCCTCCTTGAAATGGTGGTTAAAGTTATTCGACCCAGACGCCGTCTGCTTCGACGCCGACGACCTTGCCGGCCGCCGACTGGGTGTTGCCGCCGGCATTGGTCTTACTGACAGTCTCGTCGTCGGTGATGTAGCAGGTTTTGCCCAGCTCGGCCTGGGTGACCAGGTCGCCGGCGGCATTCTTCCACTTGAACGCTTTTTTGCGGCGGACGAGGATGGTTTTGGCGCCATCGGCTCCGCCGGTGTTGTCCTTGTACTCTTCGGCGCGGCCCAGGTAGGTGAGCGTGGTGGCGGTGGCGCCGGGAGTGGCGAAGCCGGTGGCGTTGGCGGCCACCAGTGAGCCGGCATATATCTTTTTGTTGGCGGCCATGGGGACGGCGATCACTTCGCCGTCTTTGAGCGGGGTATTGCGGTCAGCTGCGAGAGCCATGGTGAATCCTCCTTAGTGGTCGGTTGATTATTGGTCGCCGTATTTCTTGATATCCTCGGCGGTGTTGCCAAACATTTCGGCGATTTTCAATTGTTCGGCATTCAGCGCGGTGGTTTTATCGTCAGCATTCTTGCCGTCCAGGTTACTGTCGGCGCCGACGACCGGCGCGACCTTGACGAATTCGCGGAAGCGGTCGAGCCCGCCTTCCTGGCGGCAGGTGGCGATGTGGTGCTCTTTGGTGGCGGGGGTGATCTTGCCGGCGGCCAGGGCAGCGTCGATCTCGCTGTTGATCGCCTTGTCCAACTGCTCGTCCTTGATGGTTTTGAGGGACGTCTCGGCGGTGGTTGCCCGGTTGAGCGCCGTGTCGAAATCTGCCCTGGGAACGAACTTGTCCAGGGGCGGGTGCAGGGCGTGGTTGAGGGCGGTGGCGTGGTCGGCCTTCAGGGTGGTGATGTGGTTGAGGGCCGCTTCTTCGGTGGTGGTCTCGGGGAGTCCGAGGACTAGCAACAATTTTTTCAACATGGGTAATGCCTCCTTTTTCTGCTCGTTGTTTAAGGCGGTGAGAAACAAGTTCGGTTGATTGGTAAGCCCGCACGACGTGATGCGGAAGATGCGGTTGGTTTCGACCTCATAACGGAAGACCGGCGACAGGTAGCGGTATTCCCTGGCGGTAATGGATGCGGCGCCCTTTTCGGTCCACTCGACCCGGCCCCAGATGCTCCCCCCGTCCCGCGCCGCCATCTCCTTAATCCAGCCGGCGGCCGGTGAGTCCTTGCCTTCCTTGGCGCGCAGCTCGGAGGAGTGCTCCCAGTCAATGGGAAGATCCTTCCCCTCGGCGGCGAAGCTCTGCAGGATGATTTCAGGGTGATCGTTGATCCAGGTGCGACCGTCGCGGCCGGTGATGATCTGGCCGGCGGGGAGCAGCTCGATCCACTCGGGCGCATCGCCGGCGGCAATCTCGAAATTGAGCGCCATGAGGTTGGCGGCCAGCTCGTTACAGAGCGCCGTACTTAAGCTGCTGTCGTCGACTATCAAAATCCTCATCATCCCCCCTGCGTTTGGGGCTTGTTTTCAACAAGCCCTTAGATGTTTTATCCTTCTTCAACTTTTAAGTCTTTTGAGCCCCTTCAAAAACTAGTTACTCCCTGTTTTGGAACCCCATTAAAACAGTCTTTAAATTTTCCTGTAGCGGGACATCGGCTATCTGACCGGGGGTCACTACCCCCTGACCGGCTAGCGGGCAAATTTGGGCGGTTTACTTGGCAATGAAATCCTCGGCTATAGCCTGCAGTTCTCTCCGGTCCTCGTTGCTGAAGCCGAGCATTGCCCTGGCCGGCAGTTTCGGGTTGAAGGTGTGGGCTTTGACCTGCGCCCAGACCGGGAACTTCAGCTCCTTGCCGAACGCCTGGGTGACCCGCCGCTTGTGGGCCGGGACGTGGAGGTCTTTGTCCAGGCCGAACTGATGGGGCGCGGCGTAGATCTTGTTGGTGCCGACCTTCAGGCCGTTGTTGCGGACGGAGTAGACGAAGCTGTCGCGTAGGCCGGATGTCTCGGTGAGGATCTTCGTGTGTTTCTTCTGCTTCAGGGTGGCGGGCTTCAGCGCTGCCCAGCGTTGCCCGGCCGGGTCGACCTGCCTGGTGAAACGGCCCTGGATGGATTCGACCAGATAGACCCCCATGTTCTTCAGGCAGGGGTGGAGGTTACCGCTTTTCTTTTCAATCCGCTGCAGCGTGCGCTGGACATCGCGGTCGTCGATTCTTTCGACTACGGAAAAGATGCCGGCCATCAGGCTGGCTCGAGTTTGCCGCTGGCCGGATTCAACCAGGACTTGCCGGGGTTATAATCCCAGCCGGGGTCGATGCCGCGCGGCACGTCGTGGATCTCGCCAGTCTTTTTGTCCAGCCATTCGAAGGTGCCGTCATCGGGTGCCTTGCCGACGGTGACCCCCTTGCGGGCCAGGTCCCGATCGCTGAGAGCGACGACGCGGCACTTGCAGCCCCAGCCGTTGGGCGTGAAGTGGCTGTCCCACCAGGGGTCGTTGGCCGGGAGGGTGATCCCGTTCCAGCCCAGGTGCATGGGCCGGGGGCGGATGCTGTCGCCGTGCTGGTACATCCAGTTGGGGCGATAGGCGAGCACATCCGGGTCGGTCATCTGCTGGTAGCGGCCGGCCTGGTAGGCGGTGCGGATGTTGGTCTCGTAGATGATCCGGCTGCGCCAGCCGCGCGAGCCGTTATAGCTCCAGCCGTACTTGGCGACGATGGTGTCGAAGTCTTTGAGGAAGGCAGCCTGGGTGGTGCCGTCGGTGATGGCCTGGTCGATGGCGGCGCGGAAATCGGCGAGCATGTCGTCGCGCATGACGCCGGCAACGGTGAAGCCGTGGTCATGGTCGCTCTTCCAGAGGTCGGTCCAGGACTGGGCCGGGATGTTGAGCTTCTGGCGGAAGAAGGCGATCGCTTCGTCGAATGGCAGGCTGCCGTACTGGGCCTCGGCGTTCATGGCCAGGTCGGTCATGATCTCGTCGCGGCCGGTCAGGTTGGCCAGGAGCATGGCGTTGCCGAGGGTGGCGGCAAGGGGTGCGCTATCGAGCATGTCCGGACGCAGGTTGTTCAGCTGCGTCGACGCTGCTTCCAGGGTCCTCGCGCCGGCAATGACGTGGTAAAGATGGCCGACCAGGTCGGCGTCGGCGGTGCGGTCCAGGGCCTGGGCCGCGATCAGCTCGGCGGCGTCGGGCGCGGTTGCTTCCTGGTTAAGGGCGGTGGCGCAGTGGGGGCAAGAATGGCCTTGGTGGTTATTCGCCGTTCCTGATCCCTGATCCCCGATCCCCGGTCCCGGTATTCCGAGCAGATCTTCGGGCTTGGCAGTGGCCGGCGGGTCGGGAAGGTTCAGCTTGTCGCGGACGACGCTCTGCTCGACGCGCAGGCCGAGGGGGACGAGCTTGTCCAGGGCATCAGTCAGGGCCTTGATATCCTCGGATTCCTTGATGTAGAGCTTGAGGGTCGGGTAGCTCTGCTGTGGGCCGAAGTTCAGGTCAACGAACGGTTTCACCAGCTGCAGGTTGAGGGTTTCCTCGGCCTGCTCGGCGTCGGATTCGGTGATGTCGCCGCGCACTTCGTTGTGGACGTTGGCCTGGGCCTGGCTGGAGCCGTCGTCGGCGGTCATGGTCTGGCCGATGACTGCCTTGGAGATCTGCTTGTCGATCCACTCGGCCAGGCTGAGATAGAGCTTGTCGCCGCCGGTGACCTGGGCGGCTTTCTCGAACTCGATCTTCATGGAGTCTGGGAGCACGGCGGCGGCGTCGCTGCCGATGTTGGCGACGGCGGTCTTCAGGATGCGGATGTCGGCATCGGTGGCGTTGGCGCCGTATTTGCCGACGCGCAGCGGCATGCCGAAGATCTCGACAAAGGCCAGCCAGTCCTTGAAGGTGTACATCTTGCCCATGTAGGACCAGGCGACCAGCCGGGCCAGCCCGCCCCGGATCGGCAGGCCGCTCTTCAGCTTGGGAAAGTGGGTGATGAACTTGTACGGAGGGAGCGCTATCCCTTCGAAGCTGTCGGCTTCATCCAGGAGGCGCAGCTGCCGCTGGCTCACCCGGTCAAAGGTGAAGAAACGGGGGTCGCGCCATTCGTACCTGTCGGGGAACCACTGGCTCGCGGAGCGGTCCCAGATGATTTCTATGGCGCTGTACCCCTTGCCGATGGCGTCGAGCATGTCCTCGGTCAGCCCCTTGAAGCCGGCGCGCTTGACCAGCTCGCGGACGGCGTCGGCGATCTTCTGGTCGTTGGCGTCGTCGCTGGCAGCCTCGACCATGATCGGGAGCTTCTTAACGGCCCGCTTGCGGGTACCGAGCACTGAAGCGTAGTGGGGCTCGCGCTCTTCCATCTCTTCAGCCAGGGTGAGATAGTCGTGATTGTCGCCCTGGTTGGCGTTCTGGAGCAGGCCGGCCAGCCGCTGAGGGGTGAGCCCGGAGGCGACGGTCTCGGTCCAGACGGTGCGGACCCCGGTCAGGCTCGGCGCGGCGTATTCACGGATGAGGTCTTGCTTCCTGATCGGCTGGTTGTAGGCGTCGTAGAGGGTGACTTCTTTCATTGCGCGGCTCCTGTGTAGTGTCGTGCGTGGCCGAAGTGGTAGCCGTTGCAAAATTGACATTTATAGATGTGCAGCAAGCCGCCCCTTGTTTTCCCGGCGCGGATCACCGCGTGCATGGCATCGGCGGCCAGTTCGCTGGACGCGAAGCGCTGCTTTCGGCTGCATTGCTTGCGGCGCTGGCCGCGCTTGCTGGCCATTACCAGACCCCGGTGGTGCACTTGAACCCGGCGGTGCAGTGGATCGGCCGGTCCAGGTCTTTCGCTTCCTTGGCGTTGACGGGGTGGTAGGCGTAGATGACGACCTCGAGCAGGGTCGCTGATACGGCCAGGGCGAGGGCGATGGCGGCGTCACCGTGGCGCTGGTTGCCGTCCTTGCCCTGGGTGTGCGTTTCGGGAACCTTGGCGATGCCCTTGGTCATCTTGACGGCCCGGTAGTCATCCATGTGATCGGCGTCTGCCGGTACCTCCAGGGTGCCGTCTTCAAAGAAGGACTTGAAGCGGGGCATGTTTTCCCGGTACCAGGTCTCGGAGAGCATGATGCACTTGATGCGCTCGCCGTATTTCTGCAGGGCAACCTCGGCCAGGTACTGGCCGTTGCCCCTGGCGTCCATGCAGCCGCCAAAGAAGCGCGGCAGCCGGTCGATGATGTAGAAGAGGATCAGCTCCTGCTCCTTGAAGGGGACGTTTTTCAGCTCGACGACAAAGGGGGCGCGCCAGTGGAGCTTCTGCTGCTCGGCCAGGGGGAAGATGACAGTGAGGTCGCCGGAGCGGGCGAAGTCTTCGCCGAAGCAGTGGTTCTGGGCCGGGTCGAGTTTGGCCAGCAGCGGTTCGAGATGTTCCTTGCACCAGTCCCGAGCCTCGGCCTGGCGGATATGGTCGGGCATGACGGTGAATTCGTTGGTGCAGGCCCAGCGCAGGACCGGGATATCCTGCTTCATACAGCGCTCGATGACCAGGCGGGACAGGTAGGTGCCCTTGCCCTGGGACGGGATACAGAAGAGTTCCTCGTCGGCATGCTCTTTGTAAAAGGCGACCAGGTCGGCCCGCCATTTGTCCTCGGCTTCCTGGGACCATTCGCGGCCGAGCTTCAGGCAGATGCGCTGGTACAGACCTTCGGCCAGGGCGTCGTCCAGGGTGATCCGGTGGAGGGAATACGGCACCTTGCCGGCGTGGATCTCCTGGACCAGTTCGTTGAACGGGTTGGCGTCGCCGTCGTGGGTGGAGATGATCCGCACCTGGCCGCCCCACATGAGGAGCGCCATGGCGGCCTTGATCAGGCCGTCGAGATTTTCATGGAATGCGGCCTCGTCGATGACGACCCGGCCCTGCTTGCCGCGCAGGTTGGTGGGGCGGGATGACAAGGCGGTGATCCGGTGGCCGGAGGGGAAGTTGATCCGGAGCGCGAGGATCTCCTTGTCTTCGTCGACCAGGACGCACTCTTCGACCTCGGAGGCGATCTTGTTGTATTCCCGCGCCCAGTCGCCGCAGTCGTTGATGAACTCGCGGGCCATCTCCAGGTTGTAGCCGATGTACCAGACGTCGTCGCCGGAGATCGATGCGGCATAGAGGGTATCGTCGGCGGCCTCGGCCCAGGACAAACCGACCCGGCGGGATTTCTCGCAGATCTTCACCTGGGAGTTATCGGCGATCCAGCGTTGCTGGTAGGGGAGCAGCACCATGGGGGCGGCTGGCTGGGTGGCGGCGAATTCCGGCAGGACCGGTATTTGTCTGGATCTGGCGTCCATTAGTTTCCTATGCCGAGGATCTTCTTGCGGATCTCATTGGCGGCATCGTCGGAGAGACCGCCCTTCTTGCCGGTGGCGACTTCGTCGATCACCTTGACCGCATCGGCCAGCGCCTGTTGGCGGATCTCAGTCGCGCGCTTGACGTTGATCGTGGCGCTTTGCTCCAGGCGCTGGGTAGCCAGGGCGAGGGCTTTGACCTGGCTGATGGTGCTGGCCAGGGTCTCGGGGTCTTTCAGGTCGGCGTCCTGGATCTTCAAGGAGATATCGAAGGCCAGGGTCCGGAGGATCTCGTTGATCAGCAGGCCCATTTGCCCCTGGGGCGCGGCGCCGACTTTGCCGATGAACATCTCGGCCACGTCGCGGCTCTGGCGCAGCTTGCTGCCGACCTCTTCCATCTTGACGGCGTAGCGGTTGACTGCGGATTTACTGACGCGATCGGGATGCCCTTCGGCTTCCAGGAGCGCGTTGATTTCGGCGGTCACCTGCAGCTGGGTGACGCGGGGATCTTGAAGCAGCTGCTGCAGCTGGCTCTTGATTTCCTCGGGCAATAAATCAATGGTGGAGACCTGTGGGCTCATATCATCCCCTCGGGCTCGGCCGCTTGACGCCGGGCACGGTGGCGCGGGCATTGGCAACGTCAAGGCCCCGCTCGGTCAGGGTGGCGACCATGATGCTGCCGACGTTGGATACGTTTACCAACCCCTGGTCTGCCAGCCAGTGCAGTTCGGTGCGGACCTTGTCGCGGCTGTGGCTGTGGCCGATGCGATCGAGGAAGGCGTGGAGGATGGAATCGTTCATACTGAAGCCGCCGGACTCTTCCAGGGTGCGGAGCATGGCCAGCCGTAAATCCTCGTTTAATAGCTCTTTAAAGCTCATTGTTTCCCTCCGCTTAGTTCATTCTGGGTAAGCAGGTCAACCATGCGGCCAATCCCCTCGAGGCGGCCGTCGATCTTTGAGAGGCCCCGGTCGATAGCTTCCAGCCGCAACTTGAAGTCCGGATGGTGCGGGCAGGCCGGCGGGTGCTGGATGTCGCTTTCGATCTTGATCATCTTGTCTTCGAGCGCCTTGAACCGGGTGTTGGTGATCTTGTCGCGGTTGGTCCACCAGACGTAGAGGGCTATAGCGCTATTGACGATGGTCATGAACAGGGTGAGGTAAAACATGGCTGCTTGGTAATTCACAGTGCCCTCCAGTGGGATAAGAGTTGTTCATTGTCATGGTCTGCTTGGCAGTTGGTGCAGAACCGGCAGCCGGGCATTGCTTTGCGGCGGCCGGCGGGTATCTCTTCGCCGCACTCGGCGCAATCGGCGCCGGTGGCTGTGTAGTCAGCGGGATCACGCAACTTGAGCTGAAGATCCAGGGCAAATGCCTGGAAGTCTTCGTTGATGCGCTGTGATCGGTCTGTTTCATCGCCCATTGGCTATGACTCCGGTTTTGCTGTAATTGCGGAACTTGATCAGGAACGGGGCGTATTTGGCCAGCCGTGGATCTGTCAGTGCGCATGCCTGATTGCATAGTGAACAATCAGGGCGTAGCCGACGAGGAGTGCGGCAGTAATGGCTAGATAGTATTTTGCCAATATTCGCATTGCTCACCATACTATTGAGTCCGCAGTGTGCTGTAGATACCGAAGGCGGCATTGCCAAGGTTTAAGATACTGACATTACCAACGGCATCCTGGAGTGCTCCGGTAGTCAGCTTCCAGTTGCCGTTTTTGACGTATTGCTGGAATGTTGCCGTGGCCTGGTAGGTGCCGCTGGTGGCGGTGCCGCTGATCCGGTTGCCGCTGTTGAACGTCAGCATCACTGACTGGCCGCTTAACGGTGCCCGAAAACAAAGCATCATCTGGTCGAATCCGGACAGGTCATCGGTGATCGTGGCATTGATGGTTACTACCTGCGGGCCGCTCGTTGTCGTGATGGTTGCCGGGCTGAAGCTGAAAGAGGTGAGCACCGGCGCGGTCGTATCTTCGGTGGCCACGGCCATGGCGACCAGTCCTACCCCCAGCAGGAACAGCACAATGGTAAAGTCGATCAGATCAAACTTCCGCATACGCCTCCCTCGGCCCCCAGGGGATTCCTTCGCCGCAAAAATCGGCATAGTCGATGACAGCCTGCCTCATGGCGGTGATGGTCGGCAGCGCACTGATCGGCAAGAGTCCGGTGGCCGCATCGCCGCCGTAACAGAGTGCCAGGTAGCGCTCCTCGATGGCGACGGCAGTCGGGTTGACCCGCCGATTCTCGCCTATGATGTAGGCGGCAAACTGCTCGGCGGACATGCCGAACTTGCTGCCAAACCTGGCCATGAAATCCAGGGCGGTTGAGCCGTCTTTCATCACGTCGCTGCCGCGCCCTTCAATGATAGCTACGGCGGCCTTGTAGTTTTCGTCATAGACCGCGAGGACGCCGGCGTTTTTCGGTACCGTGCCCAGGGCGGAAACGCGGATGCCCTTGATGTAGCTGCACATGTTGTCGACCATGCGCGGGAACATGGCCTTGATCTGGGCAATGGTGGCGGTGCCGGCGTCGTCCTGCCAAAGCTCGGCCCGGCGGTGCTCGTCGTCGGAGTAGATGTCGGGATCGTAGGAATAGAGGAGCTTGCGGAACGTGGCCGGGTACACCGGCGCCGGGATCGGTGTTGGCTGATCTTGCCAGCGGAACACCTTCCCCTCTGCGTCCAGCTCATAGCCGGGCGGCAGCGCACTCGGCGCGCAGTCCATTTCGTCCAGGTAAATCCTGATCGGTGTGATCCGTGGCGTTACCTGCTCGCGGATAAATATCGTGTAACCCATTACCAGACTCCTTTGAAGATGGTTTCGAACTGCTGGTTGTAGCGGAACAGGCGCGGCATGGGGAGCAGCTCGTCCTGGGCGGTGATCGGCTGCAGGTTGTGGATTGCCCAGTAGGGAAGCTCGGCGCATGTCCAGGCGGTGGCGTCGTCGATCCAGCAGCGGCGCAAGAGCCCGGTGAAGAAGCCGAACCACTGCTTGAAGTCGTAGCCGGTGGCGGTCTTCTCGATGGCGAAGCAGCTGGATAGTGCGCGATAGAGCTGGCCGCCTTCCTTTAGCCGATGGATGGTTATATGACGCCCTTTGTAATGATCCAGGTGCCGGCGCTTGATGCCGGTGAACTCGGGGCTCCAGCCATTGCCGGCCGGGTCGACGATGGTGAAACAGTGGACGCCGGGATCGAGGCCGCGCCAGCGGATCAGCCAGTGATGCGGCATGTACCAGAGGCCGTCGACGACGACGATGTCGAGGGGCTGCAGCGGTGGGATCATAATCCGGCCCTCCGCAGCATGGGGAATGCCCGGTCGATAGGGATGGCGATGCCGATGTCTCCCATTGATTTGGGCACGGTCGCGCTGATGATTGCTAGCACCTGGCCGGATTCGTTAAATAGTGGCGCTCCGGAATGGCCGCCATTAATCGAGGCATCGACCAGGTAGACGTTTTTCAGGGTTGGGAAGTTCTGGCCGGTGGCGCTGATGATGCCACTGACCGCTTGCTTTACCAGGCGCAGCGGGTAGCCGACGACCATGACCTGCTCGCCGATCCGCGCGGGGGCATTGCTCAGTTTAGCGATCACTCCCCCCTGGGTGTCGGCCCGGACCAGGGCCAGGTCATTGGCCTGGTCGATCTCTACTATAGCGCTGGCCGGGGCGGTGGCCACCACATGGGCGGCGGTGAGCATGTAGCCATCGGCTACGATCACCCCGCTGGCACGGCCCACCGGGGCGACTGACTGCTGGACCGCATTATAGAGTTCGGCGGTCGGAGCCTGGTGGGCGCAGGCGGTGAGGAGCAGTATGATTATTAATAGTGCGGATCGTCTCATTATTGGCACCTGTAGCAGTAAGCTGACCCGCCGAATGTCACTACATCGTAGGGCTGGTAGTCGGCGTCGGCTGACCATTCGCCACGGAAATGGAAGCCCTGGCCTGTGTCGCCTTTTGGCCCTGTGGGGCCGACAATTCCGAGATCGTCCGGATTGATCATCCGCATGGCATTGCCCTGCTTGATCGGTATTGTGTCGGTTGCGGCCCGTGGTAGTTGTGCCGGCAGCCGGCTCTTGAAATAATCGAGCATTGACTCGCCGCCCGGTTCGGCGGCGTAGAGCGGCTGGCAGGTGGTGAGCGCCAGTATTGTGATTGTAAGTAGAGCCATTCTCATGTTGCTTCCTCGGCAAAGAGCGATTTTCCGGAATCCTCGTTGAAAATGTACTTTTGGTTGTCCTCGTCAAACAGCCCGGCGGTGTCGACCGGGATTAAATCCTCGTTAAATGGCGTGTAATCAAAGGCAACGGTCGGCTCGGCGGCAAAGGCCAGGCTGTCAAGGTCCGCCAGGAACAGCGGTGCCGAGTCATCCGGAACAATGGCGCAAACCGGGTCGGGGATAAATTCCAGCCGCGCCAGGGGGTAGATGGTCGGCATGTCATGTCATCCTCGGGTCGATCTGGAGCCCGGCGATCTTGTGGGTCTTCTCTTTCCCGGCGGCGTCGGTGACGAGCATTTCGGCCTTCCAGGTGCCGGCCTTCAGGTCAGTTGATATCCACTGGAACTCGATGATCCCGTTGGCGGCATCGGCAATCACGGCCGGCTTGGCGAGTATCCCCGGCGCCTCGGTGTAGCCGATTTTCAGGAGAAACGAGTAGCCGTCAATATTCACCGGCTGGCCGCTTACCTTGTAGGTTAGTCTGGTTGGCCGGGTGTCGCCTTCTGTCAGGGTTGCTGCTGCCATGTCATTACCACCTGTATTCCGCGCCCAGTTGCAGGTGCGCATCGCCGCCGGTCGTGAGGTCGCCGTTGGCGGATAGATAGACGTTCTTGACCCGGAGAAAATCCCAGCGGCCGTAGACGGTGCCGGTGTTCACCAGGCGCTGGTTGAGGCCATAGCGGATGCCGGCGGCGGCATCGCGCCTGAACTGGAACCAGGGGGCCGGGATCTCTTTGGCGACGATGGTGGAGACGCCGGTGTCGGCGTCGATAACGCTGATGACGTTGACCCCGTTGTTGCTGCGGGGGATTTCGGCAGTGGCGGTTATTTCAAGGGGACCGGGGATCGG